CGAGCCGCTTGGCTCTACTCACTTGCGTGATAGTCTCTGCACCTTCTATCTTACGATAGCTTGGCTCAGGATTGTCTTCGTCTTTACGTTAAGAGTTTCCCTGAATTCACCCAGTTATTGTCACTCTGTTACCAGAGGACGGGACTAATTTATCGAAAAATCCCAGCTGGACCACTGAAGTCCGAAATATACACACTCGCCGTTCCGAGCACGGAAGCAGTTGGGCGTGTATTTGTTTCCCGGTACAGATCAGCGATACCTGCAAAGGTACTTGCTTTTTGCCGGTTGAACGATCCTACCATGAAAACATCAGCGTTTTCTGCGCCATTGTCGTAACAGGTCTTTATAAGAGACTTAAACTTTGTCTCATCAAGTGCTGCCGTTGCAGATGGATTTACAATCGTACCAGTGTCACCAGCACTCCAACCGGGTGTGGTTGCAGAACCCTTAGCACCAGAATATACGATGTTGCCAATACTAGCAGAAATGTAGCTTTGTAAGGATCCAAGATTAGCAGCGGTCGATGCTGAGCCAGCACTCGAAGCCTGCTTGCCCATCATTATCGTTTCCATATCGCGCTTTAGCTCCTTCGAGCGTTTTGCCATTTGGAACGCGAGTTCTGATTTTGTCCCATATAGGTTAACCGCCTCGGTAGTTCCAGAAACGGCAGCTGTCTTTTTGACGATCTGCGTTCTGTTTGCGAGTCTGGTAACCGCTGGGCTTGCAGCGATTGTGTCATCGTCACCATCAAGGTGGGCGTTGGACGCATCAGGCGCGGTAAGTGAGTCTGTCAAGAACTCATTATAACGAGCAGTCAGCTTGATTTCCTTAGCCATCGTTAACATTGGGGTGTCTAGGGGAGATATATCCCTGATTGTATTTTGCACCGACTCCTCGCGATTAACTCGCGTCGACTCGATGACGGTGTTAGCAGGTGTAGCCATTTTAAAAAGTTCTCCATAGCTAGTTGGTTAGATGATTTTGTCGAATACATCTGCCCATGCTTCGTTTGTCTGGGCAGACCTCGCAGCATCACTAGCCTTGGCTAACTCGGATTTAGGTCTTGTCTTCGGTTTCGCAGATCCCGGTTTAATAACCTTGGGTTTGCCTACTACTTTTTTCGACTTGACCTTAGGAGCGTTCGTCTCAAGTTGAATCATCCGCATTCCCTTGTACAACATGTGTACAAGCTTAGCGTCACTGACCATGCCTACATCTTTCGGATCAAAACCTTGTCCGACAAGAAAACGCGATAATTCATTTTTCTCAGCATCGTAAACTTTAGGGTCCGACCACTGTGGAATGAGCTCAGGCAATCGCCTTGCCTCTTGTTCCACTTTCTGCCGAAACATTTGCTGTTCACGCACTTGCTGTTGTTGAATTAATTTTTCGCGCTGCTCTTTTGCCATACGATAATCACGCTCGATTTTTGGAGCGCCAATTGGGTCCTCTTCGTAAAGGTTTGCCCAATACTGTTCGTCTGGCTCTTGCTGTGCAAACTGTGCAACTTGATTGACCTGCTCGCGAAGATAGTTTTCCACCTCTACTTTCTGGCGTTCAAACTCTCTTCTCTCCTCAGCCAATTCTTGTGTTTTGCGAGTATAATCCGATTGCCTCAAATAACTTCCAGCCAGATCCTCTTTGGTGGTCTGAATGGTTTCGCCGCTGCTTAACGTAAATTCGATTACGCTATCATCGGTTCCTTCTGACTCAGGCTCTTCTGTTAGTTCTTCTTCGCTCTCGGTTTCTTCTTGTTCCTCAGAAGCTTCGAGCTCTTCGCCCTCAACCTCTTCGGCCTCTTCTTCCTCAGCTTGTCCGACCTCTTCGACCGGGGCTGTTTCTTCTATGGGCTCACTTTCAGCCGATAGAAGAGCTTCAAACCTTTCCTCATCGGAAAGGACTGTTTCGTCACTCATTCAATTTTCCCTTTTTCTGAGGGGCCGTAGCTTGTCCTCGTTACGTCCAGCGATCCTTATTGCTAGCCAAAGAATCTGCTGCTTGCTTCGCGGCATTCTTGCCGTCGAATATTAAACGATCTAAGTGCTTCCGCACCTTCCGTAAAACTTGTACCGCCATTAAACATCGCAGCCGGGCATCGTCATCCCGGGCCGGTGCTTCTATGGCTCTCTCGATCAACGCCTGTTCGTAGGCGTCAAAACATTCTTGCAGAACTGGATCATTCGCCAAACGGCTAGCATCAGCTGCCGTCCACTCAGGAGATCTGTCGTTCAATCGGATTCGTCCACGCCTGCAAAATTTCTCTTTATCCTCTGGACCGCTGCTTGAACACCTATTGGCTGACCAGTTTCTGGATTTATAACATCTTGCATCGGTATTGATCTTGCATCAGGCGAACCATATTCGCCCTCATAACCGTAAAGCAAATTGACAAAGTTCTGATTAACACCTGATGTGTCTTCTTTCAAATCAAACGTGCCATCGTCTTTCTGGTCGAAGTAACTAAAGATACTGACCGGCTCCAAATTGCCAAAATTAGCCTGGCTAACGCCAGTTTGCATTTCCATCAGATCACCGATTGTATATGCACCGCGACCCTTACTGCCTGACATACCCGCTTCATTCGGCTCACCGCTGCCAGTAAAAACGCCTGATGGATTTATTGGCACAAACTGATCACCAATACGCTGATAACCGCTCAAAAGACCACCAGCAAAATTGGCTAATGTATCTGTAAATGCTGGGTCCTCACCACCATCTAGCAACCCGGCTGGCAACATGCTCTCTGGGCGATAAATAAGCATATCTGGATTGTAGCCCGATTGTATCGGGTTAAGGTAAATACCATCGATATTAAGAGCCATTTTTCTTCGCTTTCTTTTTGCTCGACTTCGCCTTGGGTGGCGACTTTTCGTTCTTTAATGCCTGCTCAAAACGATCAACAATCGTTTCGTCGTCAGGGCTACCAAATACGTTTCTTGCCATGCTTCTCATCTCCTTGACTTAGCGCCAACACACTTCCAACGCTTCCTTGATAAATTGTTTGGCGTGTTAGGATCGTTTCTCTTCGATGCCGGTAAACGCTTTTTTATTCCAAGCGATCTCGCACAGTAGCTATCGCCCTTTTTGCTTGATGGGCGAACCCGAGGACCGCCGCCTGCAGCCTTACCAGCCTGTCCGTAACTTATTCTTCTTGTGCGGCCTGTCTTCGCGTTCTTTACGACCTTGACGCGAGCCTTACCGCGAGCTGGTGTAGCCATTAGCGTTTCTTTGCTGTCTTAGCAGATTGACGAAACGCCTTGGCCGTAGGAGCACCCTTTGTCCCAGGTTTACGCATTCTCTCAGGCTTTTTACCAGCTGCTTTCTGGGCCTTGATTCGAGCTCGTTTTTTATGGATGTTTGCGTATAAACCGGGACGTTTTGCCATCTAATCACTCACATTAATGTTACCTTGACCGTCTCTTGCGCCAACGATCATCTTTTCGCGTTCCAGCTCACGTTCCATTTCAAGTTCGTTCATGCGGAACATATGCCGGTTCGCCTCGATCTCTTTGTCCAGCTCAAGTTTCTGCGCAGCAATCTCTCGCTGTAAATCTGCTTTCAATGCAGCTGTTTCTCGCTGGATCGTTGCCTCGAGGTCAGCCTTGTATCTTGCAAGCTCTGCCTCTTGTGCATTCTGGTCGCGTTGCAGCGCCAACTTGTCCTGAGCTTCTTTCTGCTTAACTTGCATTTCTGCCTGCATCTTCATTTGCTCAGGGCTGGGTGGTGGCGGCTGTTGTGCCTGTTGCTGCATCGCCATCGTTGGATCGGCAAAGAACATATCGGGCTCAAGATCAGCTGCCTCAGCAAGCTTTCGCAAACTTTGATAGTAGGCAGGCAAGGGTGCTAATGGGTTTGCAATGCCCATCTGTGCCATAATCGCTTCTTGCTTCTGTGCGATAAAATTTAACTTCTGAACCTGCTCTGCCTTTGTCCCGGTTCCAAGGGCCGTATTAACTCTAACCTGTAAATCAGCGGTCCATGTTCTCGGATCAACCGAAGCCCATGTCTTGCCGCGCAACTTGACCACCCGCTCATGATCCTGATGTTGCAGCAACATTTTATACGCCAACATTAATAACCGGGTGAACCCGCCATGCGCCATTGACCGACAGATCAACTCGATACGAGCTCGAGCCGCCATCGACTGTTCATCGATAGCTCGCGCTGTTTCACTCTGCAGCACATTGGCATCGAGCCCCGCGCCCATCTCCGTAATGCCAGTGCGGCGCTGCAGCTGACCATCGATATATTGCAGCATCGGAAAAGCTTGAGAGCCGCTCCATTGCGTGTTTAACGGTAAAACCGCTGTCTGTGGGTTGCCCTGTACGCGAATTATAGAGCCGGGGCTCTCACTCAATAAATCATCGAGATCAGTGCGCTGCTCGTCTGTAACCAAACGAGGATACAAAGAATGGTATAAACCATCCATCATACCGCGAACTAAACTGGTTTTTAACCGCTGCAGATCTTTCACCAGATCAGCAAGCGAATACCCCATCAGCCTATGAGGTCGCCTGATCGCGGTCAGCTCGGCAAACGGTAAAAAGTTTACCGGCTCAATTTCTAAAACGGTTGTATTACTGTAACCACCCAAGCAAGTGACACGATGCAACTTCTCTCCGCTGCCGTCATAGTCACACCGAATATACGCCTCGCAGAGCTCAACCCGGCGCTGCTTAGGGTCAGTGTCACTGTAACTGTCAGTCACCGTTGTAAGGTCATCGTAACGCTGCTCAAATAGCATGTTATAATCGCCGTTATATGTATCGGCAGACATAACCATGTCCTCGTCGTAACCCTCATCCAACAAGCTTTGAACCGTCCGTAACTGCCTATGAGCGGCAAAGGTCCAAGTGTGGTCTTTTTCATCAAGCGACCGGGCTCTCTTGTTCACCAAAAATTCTTCTGGCGGTACTGCTTCCCAGCATAAACGAGGCTTGCGTTTCGTATGCCTGATCTTGACCTCATGAGTGACCTCAACTTGTTGATCCTCAAGGGCAGCAACCATTGCATCCTGTTCGTTTAGGAGCTGCGTTTCCGTAACGCCAAAAGCAGAGTGCTCTAAGACCTCAACATCCTCGTCCGTTATGAGCTGCTGCAACTCTGCTTCCGATAGACCAGAGTAAACCTCGTCCATCGTTTCTTCGTTTTCTTCCCACCATAACTTGGCGACAGAAGTGCCGGTGATCAGCGCACTGCGTAACCAGTCCAAAGTGATCCTGTAGCCGTCGGAGTCGCGCATCAGCACATGGTTGACGTAGTCAGTGGCCTGTTTTGCCTGCTCCTCTTGATCAGGCGAATTCGGCTCGAATATGCCGATATTTTCAGTGCTCAAAAATGCCCTAGCGAGCGCTGGCATACACTGTTCGACCTGCTCTAGAACCGATCGGTCCATAACTTTCGATCGACCTTCGACCTCATCGCCGTAAAACTCACCCTGATACCGAGCAAGGTTATCACTGCGTCGAGCGGTCAGCTCGTCCATGTCGTCGCCAATAGCCTGCTGAAGGTGCGAGGCGACAATCTGGGCGACTTCGTCTTTGTCTTTATGAGCCATTGTTCTCCGCGCACTTACATCTGGTTTTTGCGATCGTTTTGTTCAGCTCTTCGACACGCTTCATAAGTTCCGCGAGCTCTTCTTTAATCGTCTTATCGTAATCGTCGGTCATATGATCCAACTCCGATTTTGTCGTTTCATTTGCTGCCGGGGGCGTGCCATCCTAAGCCCTTCGCACGCTAGGCCGAATGCGTCTGCGTAATGGCTGCACCAGTCGTGACGAGGTTTGCTCCGAAAAATTTTTCGCTTGTCGTCGAATTCATAGCGATATTGTTTCAACGCTTTCAAACAATCGCTAAAATTCTCCTTGTCGAACCAGAAACGGTCGAAGCTTGACCGCGCTGCGTGTATCCGCTCAGTAGCACCTGTTCGCGGCATAATCTTAGGGGTAACCCCGAGATTGCGCATCGTCTCTTCACGCGATACCCCGGTTCCAAGTTCCCTGACCGCAAGATCGTGCGGGAATAGGTGGACCCCATACGTGTACGGTTTATCTCTGAGCAAATTGACATAGTGATCGAGTCCCTGACCAGTGTCCTCGATGCAGTCTATAAAATGGATCTCCCGGCCTATTTCTTGCCAAAAAACTATTGTTGTTGAGTCCCCCATGCCAAGGTCCCAAGCCGTGTTTACGAGACCATTTCGGTCATATGGTACAGAGCAGATGCGGTCCTTCGCATCGTTAATCATATCGCCGTAAATTGCGCCGACCAAGGATGCGCCAAAAGAGCATTCAAACTCCTGTAGGTACATATTGCGGTCCATCGCCTTCCGGGCGTCTCTCAGCTCATCCTCGTCAATTAGGTTGGTCTCCGACGCTTTGTACATCTTGGCGTACCAGCCGTCAGTCTCCTGAGCGTGCTCATAAAGGTCGTGGAAAAAATTATCCTCTCCTGATGGGGTCCCTAAAAAAATTACGTCACCACCCCGATCTGATACGGCGGGTCGTATTACACTGGTCCAGACCTTTGGGTTGATCTGTGCCGTCTCGTCAAAAATTACGAGGTCATAATAGTTTCCCCGGAGCGCTTCGTAATTGTCAGCCCCAGCTAATTGTATCCTAGCGCCATTCGGAAAATCGGCTCTTAGTTCCGCTTCGTTAAATTTGGCCTTTGGGATCGCTCTCGAGTACTCTTTTAAATAGTCCCAAGCGATAGATTTTGCAGATGTGCGGTAGGGAGCCAGAAACAAGACCCGGGGGTTCTTCAGGGGGGTGGTAAGGGCCTTCTTGATCGCATGATTGATGGCGAAAACGGTCTTGCCGAATCTACGGTGCATGACCAGGACACTGAAGCGCTTGACCTCGTCGTGCAACTCGCGCTGCAGCGGTCGCGGTCGATAAGGTATCGTGTGAACTTGCATATATTTGTCCAGATATTTGTCACGAATGCAGACAGGAGCACGTTAACTGTTTGATTCTATTAGTTTATTATCGTCAATGTCGGCATTAACGATGCCTACACCAGCTGCATCGTTGTCATCTTCCCACTTAAATGATATCGCGCCATTCACCTCACTTCTATTCAATTCGCCAAGTGTAAAACGACCCAAATGCGACAAGGCAGCGACCCGGACATTACCTTGGTTCTCTGGATTTTGCGCTTCTTCCATGAGCATGGAGAGAATTTTTTCGCGCGAAAGATCAAGTTTTTCCGCTTTTTCAGCCATTTTTCGGTCGATTTCCGATTTTATGTCAGTATTTGTCAGTAATTGATGACCGCTCATATTTGCCCTATGAGCTGAGTAACCAGCTCGTATCGCCGCTTGGCTAGCATTCATGTCGATCAGATATTCATCAACGAAACGCTGACGTTTAGTGTTTAACGCCATTACTTCTTCTTAGTTTTTTTTATGACTGGCTTCCGTTTAGTCATCTTCATTGTCATTGTTTTTTTTGGCCGACCTCTTTTACTTCCATACGTTCCCGGTCCCATTGGCATAGTTTTATCTCCGTTAATGATACGTTATCTGTCTAGGAAAAAATTCGTCTGTTTGCATGGCAACACGGCAATACTCCTCAGCATCTACTTCGCTGTTCCACACAGTCACCTCGATCACCGCACAACGACCATCCTCTAGTTGAGTGATGTGAAACGCGACTGACCCTTCTTTGAGCTTGTTTAAGTTTTCTGGGAATTCTATTGCCATCTTTGCTCCACGCATAAAAAAAGCCTCGGAAGATCCGAGGCCATCTACTCACACTGCGTGCAAGCTTACGTATCCGTACCAGTTCAGAACCCCCGCGTCAAGTAATCATTTGATGCCTTTTAAGTCTTCCTGAAGTATAACAATATTCATACAAAGCATAGACGATTATTTCACTGGTTTTTCCTTTACGCCAATACTTGGATTTATCGATCGAATACATGGGTTTTTCATCAATTAACCATGCCAATACTATCGGCATTCTCCAACCCATCTTGATCGCCCAAGGATTGTATACATCCAATTTTCTTGCAGCCAACCACTCAGGTGCATTATGTGACGCTGTTTTGATCGCGCTTAAATCGACCGCTCGCGGCGTCAATGGACCGACTGTATAGCGAAACAGTCTGCGTATCTCAGCACCGCTCTCTTGGAGCTCTATCGCGTCCTGAGCCCCATATTTCTTCTTCCATCTTTCTGCCATATAGTCGAGCGGATCGCGTTGCAGCTTTGCTCGGGTCTCTGGCGTGCCAAGGTCGGCTTGCTCCCGCTTTCGTTCCTTACGCTTTTTCAAAAGGGCAGCTCGTCATTTAACTCAGTGTTAACCCGCACCTCTTTGACCTTAGTGCCTGGAAACAGCCGCATCACTTCTGGCAACGGGCTATCCTTCACATTAGCTAGAAACGAATTGATTAATGTGTCAGCTCCTATGATGGATCGATCGCGCTCATCGTCTGGCTCTTGCACATACATTTCAACGCTCGGCACGATGACCCACACATCACCGTTATCAGCTCGCACCTCGATTACTCGGCCAGCTGACAGCGGTTCGATGCCCACCTTTTCAGCGTGTGCCTCAAGCGCTTCGTAGGCTCGCATTGTTCTGATCGCTTCGCGCTGTACTGTTTGCACATTGATGGGATCGACCCAGAACACATCGTTCCAGATCTTTCGTTGTCTCTGGAACTTTCTCCTCAACTCGGGGTCGCGGCACAAGTTCTCGAGACGATCGATACCCCATTTATGTTCTAGCGCCGTCACGCACGCATCAACTGCTTTGCGCTCCTCGTCATAACGCTCGACCGCATGTGGCGGCCCCATAACTCTTTTTGTTCCTGTCGCCAAAATTATATCCTTTCACTGTTTGCGTATCCGCGCCACTTTGCGCCAGTGTCTCTTCCTAAAGGAAGAGAACACTAGTGGCGCACGTTTACTTGGACTCATTTTGCACCTGCGCAGCGCATACATCAGGCACGTTCTCCCACCTCATACGCAGCGACCATTTTGCGCTGAGGCGTCTTCGTTTCGCTCTCCACGATTGCACCATTCTGCACCCATGTTTTGATGATCCGGGCAACTCTTGACCGCTGCACCTTCGTATCTGTTTTCAGATCGCAGCACTCGGCCACTAGGTAGCCGAACCATAAATCCGACTGTGCGGCTTTTCTGACCCGGTCGTCGCCTTTGCTCATGGCAATCTGCACTTGTTGCAGATGGTACGTTGTAATGCCGTCGAATTCGTCAGGTGGCTCAAAGGCCGTCACGACACCAATGTTGTCACCATCCGGGTATTCGAGGGTCGCATTGCCTAGGTCTACTGACACAAGTTTTCGCCATGTGTTTGTATCGGCTGGAGGTGGTGCTAGGTTCGCCTTGTCACCGGGTCCGTAGTAAAAGAAACGCCTGACCTCTTCGTTCTCGATACCGGCTCGC